TTAAAGCAGGATCGATAAAAGATACGAGCGGTAACACAGTAGGTACTGATGTTGCAAACACGGGGTTTGCGTTAATGGCTCAATCAGCAGTAATAGATATTATTGGTGCTACTAATACAACTACAGTAGGTACTATTCCTGCTAATTCACAGATTGTTGATGTAATTTTAAATGTTACAACTGCAAATGATGATGGTGGAGCAGCTACTGTAAAAATTGGTCACTCAGGCGATGACGATGAGTATCTTCCAGCTACTAATGCAAAAGCTACAGGTACAACTAGAGGTACAATCGGTGCTGACGGCACAGATATTGGAACGACTGACCAGCAAGTTACAGCAACGTTTACGGCAGCTAATGGTAATGGCGCAGCAGGTGCGGCTACTGTTACTGTTCTTTACATTCAAAATAACAACTTAGCATAATGTTTGGTCTTAAATCTAAAACCTTAACTGGCACAGGCTCAGTAGTTTCTGGTCCTACAAGACTTGTTAAATTGTATTTAGTCGGAGGTGCTTCAGCAGGTTCT